ATAACGCTTTTGGTGCGGAATGCTACCTGAGCGCGACGAGAGTAGATCGTTGGTGTGAAATTACCCTGAGGAAGATTGCCGTAACCGGCGGCAGTTTGAAAAGCCATTGTTATCTCCTATATGTGCTTTTTTTCTTACTCAAGAGAACAAACAGTAACTTCTAATGCTTTCTAATGGTAGCGATGTCCTTACGGGGCGCTATTAGGAAGGTGTATTAGGACTTCGTGCTTGTCTATGAACCTAGACAGTAGCGCGAAACGCACCTGCAGCATCTAATTCAGTAAATTCCTCATCGGTCATCTTCTGAATATCTGCCTCGGTGTAGACCGTTTCACGACCTGCTCCAGGTTCTTCCGACTTTCCGGTAGACACCTTAGTGGCACCTGCGGAAGGATCAGAATCTTTACGAGGGCGACCTCTTTTACGAGGCTCCCCAATTCCCTTCTCTCTTTTATAGAGAGAAATTACGTCAATAACTGGTTGTGCAGTTACTGAGTCAAATGCTGCATCTCGCACCCAAGTGGAACCTGCTTCTGTCTTAGCATTGATCCAATCAGTAAACTCGGAAGAGCCTACAACATCTTCTAGATCTTCGTGCGCCTTCTTCACAAGGATAAGCGCATCTTTCTTCTCAACTTCCTGTTCCCGCCGTTCTACGAGAGCCAATCGGTTAGATAGCTCAGTGGCTGACTCGGAAGTCTTCAGAGAGGCAACTGTCTCAATTGTCGCATACATATCAGGGTAGTTATCCCGGAATGCTTGCAGCTCCTCGGCGCTCTTGGGGAGACTTACGTCTTGCTCCTCTAGCTGCCCTCGTAAGGCGCTTAATTGTGCCTCATGTTCCTTGTCCTTCTTGCTCATAAATCGCTGAAGGTCTTTGTATCGTTTCTCGTAGTCGTGCTGTTGTGCCTCTGCTAGAGGATTATCAGCCTTAACTTCGGAGGCTAGGGCGGCAGCATCTGCAGCATCAATAAGAGTCTGCGCTTGCTCTGCCTCTAGGGCCTCAATATCTTTAAGTTCTTGTTCTAGTGCCTCTGGTGACAATTCAGGATTAGAGTAGAGTCCACCTAGAACAGCCGTGTCGTCGAATCGTTTAGTATCTTCGCTCATTTATTTCCTCCTGTAGGGGCCTTACGGGTGCCCTGAAATAGCGACTTAATTTGCTAGTTATATGAGATTGCTATGTATTGTCAAGTAAAAAGTATATTACAAGACTGTTTTATTCGTACTTATCGGACTTTTCATTCATAAGTCCTTCGAAATACTCTTTCGAGCTCTTTAGCCCTTTAATAAAACCCATTTCCTGGTGTAGTTCATTACTGTCAACAGGGGGGTGATCTATTAGAGTATTGATCTTACTTTCAATAAGGCTGTCATAGTATCCTAGAAGATTCTTCAAGAATTGCTTTGACGACCCTTTAACGATCTTACCATGTAAGTCATCATATTCTACCATCTAAACTACCCTACTCCTGGAGGCATGGGTTGTTGCTGTTGAGGCATCCCCCCGCCTTGCTCTTGAGGAGTACCGGAGAAGCCTTGTTGTCCCGGCTGCGCTGGTGCTGCGGGAGGTGTTGCTCCTCCCGTTACTCCTTGTTGTGGCATGACCATCTCTCCGCCACCCTGCTTCTGAGCAGACAAGGCCTGCATCAACTGCTGTAGCTCAGGATCATTTAGGAGCTTTTCTTCTTCGATATCCAGAGTCTTGGCAATCTCCTTAATCATCTGTCCTTGATTAACGAAGGGAGACTGCTGTGCAATCTGGAAGAACTGAATAAGCTGATTAGCTCGTACTTCCTTCTGGATTAGGCTGTCAGTACCCATCGCCTTAATAGAAAGGTCACCACGGACTTCCAACTTACGATTATACTGCATATTAAACGCGAAGAGTGCCATCCCTAGAGGAGCTAGGAGATAATCATCGAAGTTCTTAACGATAGTTTTAATTGTTACAGAGGCTGCGCCCATAAGCTGAGAGATACCTGAGGCAGTTCTGCCGATGCCCTGTACGCCAGTCTGCCCATGAGCAAACGAGGGAATGCCCGTGGACTGATCAGCGAAGACAGTGAACTTGTCGACTAGCTGTATGAGTTCTGGGGTAATATTCTTGAAACTAGTCGAGAAGATAGCTTGGCCCGGAGCACCGCCTCGTCTGCGCCAAACCTTACCGGGATATACTGCCATGTCTTGCCCCGGCATAAGGTTATTTTCATCAACTTCAATCATTATGTTACCGGATAGTACGGCATTGTCAACAGCCATACGAGTAAACCCATTAACCATCCGCTGCGAGTCTTCCATATTCTCAGGGATGCCTACCCCCCAGATATTATACAAGTCTACTTCAAGAGGGAAGATGATATAAGGGATTCTCTTAGGGCGGAAAGGGTTGATTACCATGCGAATAATTACGCCATCTGCCATCCATAGATTAACTTGGACATCATCTGAGTCAGCTAGAGCCTCAGGAATATCAAAGCCTTCTTCCTCTAGGAGTTCTCTGTCCTCAATACCCCAGTACTCAAACACTTCATAGCGGTTATTATTGCCGAGGTCTTCCAAGTCCTCTTTAAGAGTGGTCTCCCACCATAGAGGCGTATAGAAGGGCGCTCCATCAAGAGCCTCGTCAATCTTCTCTGCAATAAATCCTGGTTGCTTCTTAAGGAGACGGATTTGGGAGCGAGACATCAGGTGTCGATCTACAAGATACTCCGCATCGTCAGCACATGTTGCATTAGGATCAGGGTAGATATCCCAGATAGAGCGATACTCCAAGTCTGGCACAATCTTAAATTCAGGTGTGTAAGATCGGGGAGCGTCTTCCCCGGCCTCTTCATCAGTAGTCCAATTAGGATATTCCTTCTCAATAATGAAGGGGCCTTTAATACAGCCTGATCCTAGCTGAGCCGCTTGTAGAATAGCCTTACGGAGCTCAATCTGTGCATTAGACTCTGTGAGTTGATCTTGGATTTCCACATTAAGTGCATCTGCAGCCTCATCTGCAGGAGACTTCTTAAGGCCGATAGCTGCAGGGTCTTCTGTGATATTCTCCTCAGGGATAAGGCCTAGCTTCTTCTTGAGAGCCTCCCCAATCCTACTTGTGCGAGAATCAATAGTATCGCCGGGCTGAAGATCATTGCCATCACCTTCGAAGCCTATTGGATTAAACTCAGGGACTTCCTCTTCTGGAGCAGGCTCTGCAGTGATTGTAACAGTATCTGCAATGCCCATAGGAGACTCAGTAGCCTCTACTCGCAGAGGGATCTTCCCTTGACCAAACAGGATATCTGTAATCTGCCCATGTGCTGCTAGGGTCTTCGTCTTCGTGAGCTTTATGAAAACCTTACTCTTCTCAGTAGATGTGAAGGAGTCTTTGAAGATGCCTCGGAAAGCATCGTGCGCGTCCATCCATCGCGTTTCAGTAACCAATCTGTTGCGCTTGGCCGCTTCATACTTATCGATGACAGACCCTGCAAGTGCAGTAAGAGCTCGGCGCTCCTCATCTGATTTAGGTTCTCCTTCGAGAACTGCAGTGTTTTCGTCGTCGTATACATCTACCATTTTATATGTGCTTCCACTTTCTACGCGCTATTATGTTCTTAATGTGTGAGGGGCTAACGGCATACTCTTCGGATATGTCTTTATGCTCTCTCGTATCTTCTCTGATAGCTAAAACATCTTTTTCTGTCAACTTAGCGGAGGAGTTATTCTTCCCTGTACTACTCTGGGACATCTTGGCCCGGACTTCCGTAGTCATCTCTACACGCCCTGCGATAAAGGAGGCATTAAACATCTTACCTTTGATGCCTGTATCGAAATGACCTTGTTCCTTATCTAGAAGACAATCCTTATCACACTTCTCTACTACAGAAAAAACGAAGGAGTCTTCGCCGTATTTATTCCATGCATTCTGGAAGTGAGGATTAATGTGCCTATTTGCCCTCAACCTATTCTTGTGTTCTTTCCATCTACGGGGAATATCCTGGGAGCTCCCAACGTAACTCTTACCGTTCTTTACACAGGTGATTCTGTAGATTCCACTAGTCATACTAATATCCAAATATTGCATCTACCATCTTAGGTGCATGGTCTTGTGCAAATTGCTGTTGATTTACCAAGTCTAGTGCCGTTATAGGGCGACTCCTTAGCCCATAATGGAGAGCATCATACGCATGATCTTCTGAATTCTTCTTACTGACTGTTTCAGGATTATTATCCTCAGGGAGTAACATGGGAAGAGTTCTGATGAGATTAACACAAGTATTAAAGATGAGCAGGGCAGGCTCCTTAACAGGCTCACCTTCTTCAGTCTTACCTCCAGTAGCTCTCACTGCAAGTCTCTTATGAACTTCCTGCTTACCTGCCTCACGAGAACCCGGAGAGCGATCTGCAAACCTATTCCCTAGATGGCCCCTCGTAGCTAACTCATTCTCTATCATCTCGTAGATACTGGGGCCGATTTCTCCCCGCTTAGAATTCGTAGAGCCATCTATTACTGCATCCACCATGTTACTATCAGTGGCTTCTAAGTCACAAATGCGCCGTGCAAAGTCATCTGCCAATGTCCCCTGCCCATAATACTCCCTATAGACATAGGCGGTATCATCTCCGTCGAAGGCTA